AATGGGTGCGCTAATGATCAATTGGATGGGGTAGGGTGTAGTCATGGCTAAGTTAACCAAAAAGCAAGAGTTGTTTGTTAAAGAGTATCTCATTGACTTGAATGCTACTCAGGCGGCTATTCGTGCTGGATATAGTCAAAAGACATCTTACTCAATTGGTGAAGAAAACCTGAAAAAACCTGTAATAGCCGCTGCGATACAAGAAGCAATGGACAAGCGAGCAAAGCGCATTGAGATAAATTCAGATTATGTTTTGAATACCATTGTTGAAACGATTGAGAGATGCAAGCAAGAGATTGAACCTATTTACGAAGGCACAGGTGAGAATCGAGAGTTTACAGGTGAGTTCAGATTTGATAGTGGTGCTGTATTAAAAGGCGCTGAACTTTTGGGCAAACATCTGAAGTTGTTTACGGATAAGGTTGAGTTAACTGGTGAGATAAGCCTAGCTGATGCAATAGCGAAAGCGAGAGCGCGTGTTCAGTAAGGCCGATGTTGATTTAGCGCGTGAGATAGGCAAGTATTATGACGATGCATTAGGCTACGTTATCTTTGCATTTCCGTGGGATAGCAACCCTGCATTGCAACTGGTTGAGCTTGAAGAGCCTTACAAATCACGCTTCAAGTGCAAATATGGACCTGATGTATGGGCGTGTGAGTTTCTTGATAACATCAGCAAACAAGTCAAAGCGCACGGATTTGATGGTGTTAATGCCGTTGATGCGATTCGTGAGGCTGTAAGCTCAGGTCACGGTATTGGTAAATCGGCAATGACTGGTTGGCTAGTATCATGGATTATGTCCACTAGACCCTATGCGCAAGGCACGGTGACTGCTAACACTGGCGCTCAGCTTGAAACTAAAACATGGGCACAGATTCAAAAGTGGGTAAAGCTATCCATCACTGCGCACTGGTTTGAAATCAATACCACAAAGCTTTATCACAAAGAAGCACCTGAATCTTGGTTTTGCTCAGCACAAACCTGCCGTGAAGAAAACTCTGAATCATTTGCAGGGCAGCACGCAGCTAACTCTACCTCGTTTTATATCTTCGATGAAGCATCTGCTGTGCCTGATGTGATTTGGGAAGTGGCAGAAGGGGGTCTAACCGATGGTGAGCCTATGGTGTTTGCGTTCGGCAACCCAACACGTAACAGTGGTAAGTTTCACAGTTGCTTTAATGGCCAGCGCACTCGATGGAATACGCGACAAGTAGATTCTCGCACGGTTAAATTGACCAACAAGAAGCTGATTGCTGAATGGGTGGAAGATTATGGCGAGAATAGCGACTTTGTTAAAGTCCGTGTGCGCGGTATGTTCCCTTCTTTATCACTTAAGCAATTCATTTCAACCAATGATGTTGATAATGCCTTTGATAAACACCTGCGCAAAGACCAATATGATTTTGCACCTCGCATCATCACTTGCGATCCTGCTTGGGAAGGTGACGATGCGCTAGTGATTGCCATGCGGCAAGGCTTAAAGTTTGAAATACTTAGGACTATGCCTAAGAATGATAATGATATTTATGTAGCTAATATCATTGCGCAGCTAGAAGATCAACATCAAGCGGATGCAGTGTTCATTGATGGCGGCTACGGCACCGGTATTGTATCGGCAGGCAGGACAATGGGCAGAGATTGGCAAATCGTTTGGTTTAGTGGCGCATCAAGCGATGCAGGATGCTTGAATAAGCGTGCTGAAATGTGGAAGCTTACACGCGATTGGTTGAAAGAGGGCGGCACCTTACCAAATGACCAAGAGCTTTACCGTGAATTGATTGGTCCAGAAACTGTGCCGCGCCTCGATGGTAAAATTCAGATTGAATCAAAGAAAGATATGAAGAAGCGTGGACAGCCATCACCTAACAAAGCAGATGCACTGTGCTTAAGTTTTGCTATGCCAGTCGTTAAAAAACCTCGTAGCGCCATTGAGCAGTTCGCGCATGGTGCAGTCAATAACAGCAATCGAGAGTATGACCCACTCGCCAACTATTAGGGTGCGTTTGCATTTCTAATCAAGTCATAAAATCCATACATAACATCAAAGGAGTTTTTATATGTGTGGATTAGGAAAAAGCCCAAAGATACCGCCACCGCCAGCGGTTATCCCACCGCCTCAAGCTGAGAAAGCCCCAGAACAGGAAACATTCAAAAGAAAGAATGTAGCCAGTTCTAAAACATCCGGTGGCGCAGGTAACTCAGGCACTATTTTAACTGGCTCAGGCGGTGAAATGGTTCCACAAGGTCAACTAGGCTCTAGCACATTACTTGGTGGCTAATCATGGCTTATAAGTGGGATAAAGATGGATTTATCGCTCTTGATGCTTTGCTAGGTGGGGCAAAGGTTGACGTTAACCAATATCAAGGGTTAGTGGGGCAGTTTCAAGAAAACCAAAAGCAACGCATGAACAACTACATGTACTCATCTATGTCGCCTGATGTACGCCTATCCGATTCAATCAGCAAGTTCGTTTATAAAAATGGCAAAGTTCAAGGATTTATCCCAGAAATAGAACGTAGGAAAGTTGACTATTCAAGCAGGTATGAGGATGCAATTGCTAGGGACAGTGGTGTAATGAATCAGCCTGGTGCTGAGAGAGGTTATTACATTGATGTTGGTGGCTTTGTCTTTGATGAAGCCAGTAAGTCTGGTGATGTAGTTGATGGCTCAGAGGTTGTTTTCAGAATGGATCAGGGATCACCACTAGCAGAGTTTCGCAATGGTTCACGAACAGAAGGCTATATGCGCCTAGCCACACAACAAGCAAAAACAGCAGATAGCCTAAGACTAGGCAATCAATCAGGCACAGCTTCAGCAAGTATTCGCCAAAATGCACAAAGAAGGACATTGCTATAATGGAAGAAAATAAAAGAGAGCGATACCTAAAGCGCAAGCAGGCTTTGTGGAATGAGCGAAGTAGTTACTTAACCCATTGGCGCGAGATTAGCGATCACATCATGCCTCGCACTGGCCGATTCTTTGAATCAGACCGCAACAATGGTAAGAAGAAACACAACAACATCATCAACTCAAAAGCAACTCGCGCATTAAATACGCTTGCTTCAGGCATGATGGCCGGCATGACTTCGCCAGCTAGACCGTGGTTTAGATTAGCCACGCCTGATACTGACTTAATGGAGTTTGAACCTGTTCGCACTTGGCTTGATAAGACTTCAAAAATCATGCGTGAAATATTTGCACGCTCTAATACCTACAACTCATTGCATCAAATGTACCTTGAGCTTGGCGCTTACGGTACAGCCTTTAGCTTTGTTGCCCCTAACTTTGATGATGTATTGCGCCATTTCCCGATGACCGTAGGCGAGTATGCATTGGCGATTGATTCAAATCAGCAAGTAAAAACAGTTTATCGTGAATTGCCAATGACTGTTAGCCAAGTGATTCAGGAATTTGGCAAAGAGAATGTCAGTGCCAGCGTGATTAATAAATATGATGCAGGCAATTTAGACCAATGGTTGACGGTCATTCATGTGGTTGAACCACGCTATGATCGCGAGTACGGCAAGAAAGATGCAAAGAACAAAGCATTCAAATCTATCTATTTTGAAGCAGCGGCAGATGGTGGAAAAGTGCTACGTGAATCAGGCTTTGATGAGTTCCCGGGCTTAGCACCACGCTGGATGGTATTGCAAGGGGATGTGTATGGTAGCTCGCCTGGCATGGAAGCTTTAGGTGATGTGAAGTCATTACAGCATAAAGAGCTTCGCAACGCGCAATGCATTGACTATCAAACAAAACCACCGATTCAAGTGCCTATCAACATGAAGGGCCAAGAGGTTAATAGCCTGCCTGGTGGCGTAGCTTACTACGACAGCAGCACACAGAACAGTGGTATTAAAACTCAGTTTGAAGTCACGCTAAATCAGCAATATTTAATGATGGACATAGACCGTACTGAGCGCAGAATCGACCAAGCGTTCTATGCTGACTTATTCATGATGCTTGCCAATGACAATCGTTCAGGCATTACCGCAACCGAAGTGGCAGAACGTCACGAAGAGAAGATGCTAATGCTTGGGCCAGTATTAGAGCGCTTACATAATGAAATGCTTAATCCACTCATTGATATAACGTTTGCCAGAATGGTACAAGCAGGCATATTGCCGCCAGCACCACAAGAATTGAATGGCCAAAACTTGCAGGTTGACTTTGTTTCAACGTTAGCACAGGCGCAACAATTGGTTGGCTTAGGCTCATTAGACCGCTACGCAATGACGATTGGCTCAATTGCACAAATGAAGCCAGAAGTGCTAGATAAGT